CATATGCCCAGTCACGCTGAACATCCGTTGCTGCTCTAGTAAGGTCTTCAACAAGAGCAGGAGAAATTGTGGCCACATTGGCCCCGGAAGCCGGCGCAGTCAATGCCGTGACACGATATTGCTGGCTAGGATAACTATTTCCAGGAAAGGAAATGTAATCTCCTACGGCAATAACTCCTGCTGTAACACCGGCCGCGCCCCCAAGAGCCACGGTAGTATCTCCAGTAGACGCTCCCCCGGACGTAACATTAAGAACTGCGGCATCTGCTTTTGAAAATGAATCAGGACCAGATGCAACCGAAACCTTTAATGAGTTTCCTAGATTTCCAGGGTATCTGGCCGACCACTCGACGCTGGCCGTTCCAGAGAGTTCGTTGAACTCAGTATGATTTTTAATTTGGGCCGCGGCCGTTCCTGTCGCGGCATTTAACCCTGAACTGTTTGCCCGAACAAGCCTCAACTTGTTGCTATATGACAAAAAGTTCGCGGCCGATAGCCAAGAACGATACTTATCACTATTTGTTACATTTGCGCTAGGGCGCCCAAATAATTGAATTAGGTCTTGTTCACTAGAAACTAATACAACCTCATCAACCGGTCCCCATTCTGCATCAATTACAGTACCAGCATCGGTACCAGACACAGAAGGAATGGTTGTGGATAGATCAATTTCTCGAATGCTTACACCAGGTGAAACTTGAAAAGGCATGGTAAGGCTCCTTTAGTATTAAATATTATCAACATTAAAAGTCTTTAGACTTCTGATGATATTTATAAAATGCCAAAATTCAAAGTATGCCTAGTAAAAATCGTCTTTATACGGCTCTACTGTCTGCCATCTCGTTCCACTTGAATCCGTAAAAGAATCTTCTTCGGAATACATTCCGTCGTCAATGATTCCAAATGGAAGCATATTGCTCATTTCAAGAGTGGCTTTCTCTTCTAACATCTTTCGACGAAGGTCGAGATTGGTCAGGTCTTTGAAATAGGGCTGAGTGGTCAGCCAGGCAAAAAGAACAAGAGTCATTACCAGGTCATCATTATATCCTGTATCAGCCTCGTAGGAATATCCCTTTGAGATGAAAGAAGTCAATTCGGATATAGTATCAAAGTCTTCGATGATTAGCTTGTCGTCTTCGATCACATTCTTTAGATTCAGGCAGCCGATTTGCTTGACCTTTTTGGTTGTCTTGATTCCCAACTGGGCTTGCCCTTGCCCGAAGCCCCCGGCCAACATCTGCCCTGCGCGACCCTTTTGGACGACCATCAGGACATTTTCATATTCTAGGTCATAATGTAGAATATCGGCCACTTGCTGCCCAATGTCATTAATTTCAATAAACACATAGGCATTATTAAATTGCTTGGCTACATCATGAATGATACTAGGATACAACATGGGAGCAATTGAATTACTTCTATATTTGGCCACCTGTTTATAAGGAATCTGAGATGCATCGACAACAGAAAAGGCCGAGTAATCTAACTCTTCTCCATGGGACACATCAACCACAAGGACATAGGATTTTTCTTCTACGGGCCTGTCGTATATGTCAAGATGCTGTCTTACTTCGACTGGATCTCTGAATGGCATTGTCTTTAGTTTGGCTGCGCTAATCAGCGTATTGATAGATCCAACAAAGTCGCATTCAAACTCTTGGGCAAATTGTTCCTTGCTAGTGTTCCTGATTGTCTCTTCTTTCCACTTTTGGTCGCGCCCAGGGACTTCGCTCCAATGAACTTCGATTGGCACATAGTCATTCTTTTTTTCCTCGGCATCACACCATATTTTGTAGAAATGATTCATGCCGTAAGGTGTGCTGACAATAATGACCTTAGTGGTCTTACCAGAAGAAATGGTAGGATAGACAGAACTAAAGAACTCATCGGCAATGTTCTTGGGAACGAATGCAAATTCGTCGAGAAGAATCATGTTGAACGATCCACCACGAATTGCACTAGAAGAAGTGGCTGCTGCAACAATCTTAGAACCATTCTCTAGCTGAATGTCACCACGATTCCATACCTTGATTCCTTGTTGCAAGAACATAGGAAGATTCTCATAGGCCAATTGTAATCTGCCTAGAATCTCTCGGGCCAAGGACCCCTTGTTTGCAAGAATGGCAATATTTACGTCTTCGTTGAAGAGAATGTAGTGCAAGAAATAGGCAATAACTGTGGTTGTCTTCCCGGACTGTCTTGGAAGTTTGGCAATAGTGAACCTATTTTTATGAACTGAATTAACAATCTTCTTTTGAAATTTATAGAGATCAAAAGGAATTAGTCCTCGGTCTACGTTTACAATTTTGATAAAGGCTTGAATAAAATATACAGGATCTTTTGAGCATTTTATATATTCTTTAATCTCTTCTTTGGTAAACTCATGGGGAGTTCCTGCTGCCTTGAGCAGAGGATTACCTAGATAACCACCTTCATTCGTCGCCGACATCTAATTTTTTCCCTTTTAGAAGTTTTTGAAGTTCGTGGGTGCTTCCTACAAATAGTGCATTAGTGATATTATTAGGCCCCTTTGATTCTGTCTTTTTAAGGGCCTTCATATTTTTTTGCAATTCAATCAACTGAATGTTTGCATCCACCACAGATTTAATGATCTGCCCGACAACTTCATAGGCCCTGGGATGTTCACTTTCCTGGGCCAATTCTAAGATACCATCCAATGCGATTGACCCTTTACCGATGACTTCTTTCAGATTATCTCTAGTATAATCATAGTCTTGTTCGAGGTCGGTATTTATTGGAGATGCTGTCAATTCACTAGTGGTAGTGTTTATAACTTCTACCTCATTATTTGCCATAATTTAGTATTCATCCTCTCCTGTTGTCAGATTCCTTCGTATTCCAGAATTAAAGAAGGTTGTTGTTTCTATAATTCCATAATCGTCGTTTGCATCAATATAGGTCACATCTACCGATAATGAATCACTATATCCATTGGCATATTGGGTGTTTGTAGTAGGCAAGCCTTCTGCCGTTAATCCAGGCTGTAAATAAACTCTAGAGGCTAATTTGGCTGCATTTCTTGGACCTGCACTAATATCTCCTGCATCGTATTCTTCATCTGGAATATTAAACTCTAACTTATATATAGACGTTGTATCAGGAGCCGCACTAAACGCAGGATAAACATTAGCCACCTGGCTAGGACCAAAATATCCTGTAATTCTCTTTTGAGGATCACCAAAGGAGCCAGACGCAGTACCTGAGGTAATGTTTATTGTTGCTCCCTTATAATGCCCACCAACAAGAGAAGCTGAACTGGTCAATCTAATTTGGTCAAGGGCCGAACTATTGGTAGATCTAGCATTTGCAGTTTCGACTGAATATTGCGAAGGTGTATAAAATTCAATATACGCCTTTTTGATTAACCCAGTTGTTGTGCTAACTGGCCCAAACAAAACTCCTTTTAGAGTAAAGTCTAATGTCCATATTAGCGTTCGTCTTTCTTCAAATCCACCTTCATAGGTATCTTCTTTAGAAATACTATTTAATACAATAGGGGCATCAACTTTTATAGCCAAGTCAGTCATGCTCTTGATCGACATCGTAAATTCAGGAGTAAAAAAAGGAAGAATCTGTTCAACCACATTGGACGCATCTTCTGTATTTCTTGTATAGATATGTAAAGAAAACCCAATATCGTAAGGAACAGGACCAAAGGCCGAAGATATTTGGGTTCCATTAGAACTGTCTGTAAATTTTCGTATTTTGTTGACTGTGTTTAGCTTTCGCTCTCCTGCATAGTTCATGGTGGTCATTTCAAAACTCATACGAGGAAGAGTAAGAGCTACGGCCCTGGTTAAATTTGGGTCTTGATTTAGTCGGGCAATAAATCTCTCTTTTGGAGCATATGACATGGGAACTCGGACATATCTAGTTTGTGCCCCACCAGATGTCCTATCTTGTCTAATAATCGAAATATTATTGAATAATGTACCAAAGGCAACAACATAATCCCTTAATATTCCATGCCCATAGGTCACGCCCAACATTAGAAAGTACCAAACGGATTGCTGTCACTAAAGTCAAGAATAGCATCCGCAGCAGTTTCTACATTTATATTATCATCGCCAGGCTTACTTGTAGCCGCTGCAACAGTTTCATTTACTGTGCTATCTATATCTGTATTTGCATATGTATGTTGAGTTTCAATTATATCAATTTCAGAAATTCCTGTGGAAATGACCTCACTACCATACACAAAGAGTTCGCATCGTAATTCATAGACAGGAAGAGTTCCCATAGGATAGAAGGGAAGTTCATGTTCTACAAACTTGATCTCAAATAGCTTTTTGTTCAACGGAAAGAAAATCAAGTCTCCTTCACGGGGACGAGGATATGGAGACCCAAGATCAGCAAACCTTCTTTGCGAAAGAGTGAGCGTAAGTTGGTCACGAATATCCAAACCAAATCGAGAAAGAAAATCTCCTTCTCCTTCAAATCCTTCTATATTTTTAATATACATTTCAACCAGATAAGTGTTGGTATATTGAGAAAGAGTATCTTCACCAAATAGTTCATCTTTGGATATTAATTTTCTAGGAATCCAACTAACGTCGATTCCGTGAAATTTAATGACCTCTTCCAGCAAATCATTTACCAGTTTTTGTTCTGGTTTATTTTCAAAATTGTTGACATACAAATTTGTAGGCATTGTAAAGGTTATCCTAAGCCATTGTGAAATCGACAGGAAGCTCGTATTTACTTGACATCTCTTCTCGGATCTTGTCTAATTCTACTCTGGCGTCTTCTAATATAGCCCTTCCATTTAGCGTAACTCCTCCTGGTAATTGAACTCCATCGTATTTACTAAGATTCATTCCCCATTGTTCTTTTAAGAGGGCTGTTGCATATTGCTTTAAAAATAGGTCATTATAGACATCGGTCATTGCATTAGGATCAATGATCTTAAAGGCTTCTATCAAAAGAAATTCTCCTACTATTGCATCGTTTGGCCAATCCCAATCCACATATAGTCTATTTGAGTGTTTACTGAAACGAATAGGAACCATCCCTGTCATTAATTCTTCAATGAGAGCAATATTTTTCATTCGCATTTCGTATGTCTGTAGCTGATAACCACCAAAATATGTACCAAAGGTTGTCAAGTCACTCAATCTCATTTGGTATCGAATATCCCACATACCAATACCAGAAGTGGTAGGTCTAAAAATCTTTGTAATTCCAATATAGGAGTCCGATGTATCCGGACTGGCTGTATTTGACCAACCAACAGAAGGCACGGCAATAAATTGTTGATCTATATCATTCTGGGTCAATTGGTGTTTTTCATAGACTTTTTCGACTGCATCAAAATGATATTCTTGAAAGAATTGTAGTGCATCGTCTACTCGGTCTTCTACCTGTAGATCATCGACATTGATTTCAATGACAGGCCATCCAAGTCTACGAAGGCAATATGTCTTTAGGTCTTCTCTGCTTGCTGGTTTAGCCATTTATTTTGTTGCCTCCGGATTTACTGTAACTATGCCTTCTAATACTCTAATCCTTCTTCCAGCCACCCAGTTGGCTGGGTCCGCGGCCACAGATCCATCCACAGGATTTCCATCTGCATCAAAAAATTCTACATCATAGACATATCTTCCTGGAGTAATGGTTGCGGTATTTGCGGCATTTAAGTGAATAGAAACTTCGGTAGCTGTTAAATAAACACTAAAATTAGCAGTCGAATTTGCATGGTAATAGCTTTTTCGCATCGATGCATTTGCATGATCGTTGGATGTACTAATTGATATTTCTGTAATATCCGAGGGATCTTCATATATTTTGCTACTATAATAAAAATCAGCTCCCTGATCCATTACAAGATTAACTGTTCTACTAGCCATTGGTTAAGGTTCCTTTGGTTATGGGATTCTTCTTCTTGTAGTATTTATATGATAGTGACCTCAGAGTCTGGAATTGTTAGTTCGGCCTCCTCAAGTTTTTCAAAGGTATTTAAATCTTTTCTTGAATCGGTTTGATAACATATAGTAGGGAATTGAAATGCAGTATTTGTGCCTTGCTGCATCTGAGCTATATCTTCTGAAGAAGCCACTTGATTAGTATAGTCAATATAAGACGAAGATACAGAATCCTCCCTTGGAATTGTACAAATATACAATGTATTATTGCTGGTTGCAACCTGCCCAAACATACTCATTACTTCTGTATTGGTATTAAATTTACTTTCAAGCGTTGGATATGTACATTCTCCCCAATGATCCCAGCTTATTCCATTGGCCCAAAACGTATTTGTACTACCATCAACCCCAAATGCTATCATATTGTAAATAATGTAATCAGATCCGTTGGATACAAGATTTGGTGTAATATCAGACACAGACACTTCATCCTCTACATTATCTCCCAATAGTATCCACACTAGATGATCTTTTGTTGCCGTTGCCGATATACTTCTCATAATATATTTACTCCCACCCAGCCAGAATCATTGTCTTGACATCCTGAGAAGTCAAAGTCGTATTCCCGGCCCCAGAAGATATAGTGCCGGGGGGAACATCTGGATGACCGTTGGCATACCAGTCTGGCCTGAAGTCTCGCATGAACTCAAAGTATGATGCAGCATTCCCATCTCCGGGCATTATCTGATCGACCACAGATTCATTGTCTGATCTCAAGAGAGTCAAGAACGACGCATCGGTAGTCGCAGTCACAGAAAGATTGGTTCCGGCTGGAATATCATTGATTGAAATTGCAGCATAGGAATTCCCTCCAATAACCACCGTTCCTTTTGTGACCACAATTTGATACATCTCATCAATTGACCATGCATAGTCAATCGTTTCCCCTGCATTCATGATATTTGCAATGACCAAACTCTTCGGGTCAAATGTTGTTTTTATATTTGCCATTATTATGATTTCCTTTTTCAATTATTAATTGTGGTAGTTACGATATTTGCAGAATTTTCTTTTTCTTTTATTTTTCTTCTGCTTAAAACAATTCCCTTTGCAGTATCTATAATCCAGGCAGTATTGGCAGTTCCATCTGGGTTAATCTCAAGACCAATATTTCCTTTTGCAACTTCAATGCCGTCGTCTTTTATTCTAATACTACATTCTTTAGATGTAGTGTTCATTTTTATTATTTCTATAGTTATGCCGGAGCCCATTGTCCATCCCATCCAATTATTGTATTGCTTGAATCGTTTGTTACTACATAACTTGTAGTTAAATTAGACGCGCCATTAGAATTATCTCCATCATGATTCCAAAAAACAAGCCCATTTATTCCTCCAACGCCTGCCCAAACCCCAAGGCCCTGCTGCCCCCATGCCGTAGTATCCTGGCCACTTCCGGCTGTGACCCAAATTCCATCATAAGTTCTGTCATAATCTCCTCCATCTCCTCCATCTCCAGTTCCCCAAGATCCTCCGCCTCCTCCAGCCCCGGAACTCATCCATCCAGAGGAACCATTATATATTTCAACATGAGGGCCTGCTGTTACTGACTCTACATTTGATTTAAGATATATAACAGTTCCTCCATTTTGGCCCCAGGTAGCAGGTGGATTACCAGCTTGTGGAGAACTTTCTCCTGTATTTGGATTGGCTGACGTTCCCCCATCTCCTCCAGACTCTGATGTTCCGTGCGCGCCATTTGCCGCCCAGGCTGTAACTCCGGCTCTACCTCGACCATATGCAGTACCTGCCTGGCCGGCCGGCCATATACCTGTGCCCCCGAAATTTTCATAACGATCATTATAATCATCTAGGCTTGTTGTGCCCCAGGAAGGATGTATTCCTTGCCCAGAACCTCCTCCATCACCACTTAAATAGTTGAATGGGGCTTTTGCTCCTTCCCTAAGTTGCCCGCCAATACCGCCAGTTCCTCCAGCCCCAAGAACAGTACCATAATTATTAATGGTCATAACCAAACGACTGAATATAGATTCATCCCAATCGCCGGTGTTAAAATTTAGGACAATGCAAGGATCGGCAAGTACCTGTGTCGTTGGATCATCGTAACCATTCCAATGGGCCCGGGATTGTGGCGCAACAATACTATTTGCTGTATTAGCTCCAATTCGCATAGTAGCTGGGACGTTTAAGATCACATTAAGATTTGCGGCCCCATCCACGGCCGATCCAATCTTTCCGGCTCCGTCTCTTGCATCGGCAAATAAATCGGTAGCACCAATGTAATCTTCCGGAATTGTAATGGTATAATAATTTCCATCACTATGAAGGCGGCCGCCCTGCATATCAGTATCTGCCTCAATTGTTATTGTGACATCAGAAGGAGCAGAAACTAAAGAAGCCTGAATTGCAGCATCCGAAGCACCAAGAGTCGATGGCATCCCTATGTTGATACCTGTTTTCATGATATGGGCTTCTTGTTATTATTAGTACAAACCAATGAGGCCATATGCTGTCGTATTTTGAGTTTGATTGTCCACATTGCTAGACCAAACAGCCTCCATTCTCACAGGTAAAATTGTTCCGGCCACTACACTCTGAAATAAAATATTGGAGGCCGGGACAGACGTATCTGAAACTCCTACAGGGCGGCAATAGACATTTCCTGACCCGCCAATATACAAGGCCCGAATAGAAGTTCCCAAAGTTGCACCATCGTCCGGAGTGATTTCGACTGCATACTGAGCAGGGCTATCTAAGTCTGATTGATAGGTAGTAAAGGGGTCATTAAAATTTCTAGGCATTGTTCTAAAATCTCCAGGGTTATCTATGTCTATTTATATGACATCAAGATCAAAATTTAAAGTAACTTCCAAAGCGATTGCCTCAGGTTCAGTTATTTCAAAAGTATTCAAATCTCGATATATTTCAACATTACATTGACTTCCCACCTGAAACGTATTGTCTGAGGACCCAATCATTATTGATTCTTCATCGTTTGCATTATTTAATTTTTCCCATTCCCCAAGAACTGCTCCTTCTCTAGGAATGACTGTAACATACACAACATCATCAGTCTCGGACACAGCACCAAAAAGGGAATGAATAGAACGAGTGTGAAGATTGGGAGCATCATGGTTTCCTGAATATTTTATCCAAGAGCCTTCGACGCTATCTTTTTTAAAAGTAACTGCACTTCCTTGGGCCAAAAATCCAATTGGATTTCCAGCTGGGTATTCTTCTGCTGCATATAGCTCGTCCTTGACCTCTGTGCCCTTGATAATGAACAAGAAGTGATCCTTTGTTGCAATCATTGTGGACACTCTCATGATTTTTGTTCTCCTATAGAAACAGAAATTGATTCATTGGCTCTTCTGGTTTTTTCTTTTCTATGTTCTAATATATGGGCCGATATTTTGGTCTGAATCCATGCAGTATTGGCCGAACCATCTTCGTTTAAAAGAAGCCCGATGTTTTTATTGTCTACAATAATTTCGTCGCCATCTTTGATGGTCACGAAACACACATTTTCGTCTGTGTTTATGTTATGTACATTTGCTGTAATAGTGTTGTTGTTAATGGGCATTAATCTGCCTTTGCTAATATTGCATTTATCTGATCCACAGTATAGTTCAATCTGCTAGTGCCCATATTTTCGGTAGGATATGTGATGGTGGCATCTGCTATGCCAGATGGATCAAAAGCCAGTGCAGGGTCAAAATATAAGATATTGCCCGAGTATCCCTGTAAGCCTATTCTACTTGCAAAATATTCTGAATCACCGTGGTCACCACCGTCCGAAATTGGAGTCACTCCCGGATCATAAAGTTTATCAGTTCCAATGGCGTGTTCCCTAAAGTATTTCCGAGCCTGGGCTGGAGTTGTGTCTGGATATTTTTGAAGAACTATAGCCAATATTCCGGCTACCTGCGGAGACACAAATGATGTTCCAGTTGCCGTATAATCACCAGTATCTCCCCAATGAGTTTGGTCTAATGTAAGATTTGTGCCCCCCATTACACAATCAATTCTAGGGCCACGATTAGTTGTAGGCCATAAAGTTTCTTCCCCTGGAAGGTGTTGACCAAAACTTGAATCCATGTTGCCAACTATTATTGTATCGTCACCGGCAAGAGAAGTTTTTCGATTATAATAATATGTGGCGGGGCTGGCCAAGGTGGTGAAATAATTATTGTAATCTGGGCCGCCAGGGACATCGTTTTTCTGACCTTTGTTGCCGGGAGTTACTACATTAAAAACACCTTCTGCTTCCATGTTGGCTACAGAGGTCTGAACCGTACCATAGTCACTTCTCCTGACACTTTTCATCAATCCTATAGGAAGATAATCCCTCTGCTGTGATATACCTGAAACCCCTTCTCCTCTATATGTTGTGTATGTAGTTCCTCGGAAATGAATTACTGACGATGGGAGAGCATCTACACTATATCCGAAGGATGCAAAAAAAATTGTAGGACGAACAGTTCCTCCAGCATCAACTTTAGCCTTATGGAATAACCTAACAGAATTCCACCACTGAGTATAATTTTCCCAGGTTCTTGGCATTATGTAAATTTTTGCACCCTTGGCCCAACCATAAGTGTTATGACACGCAAACGCCAGAACAGCTTCTCCGTGAGGGTTGGAAGTTGCGGTGGTGTAATCAATAGAATCCAATCCCGACAAACCCGTAAGAGTATTCCATTGAAAATCTTCAATTCTAGTTGTACCACCTGTTTTATAACCATCGTTTGTTATATCGGGCACTCCACTTATACACGCCACTAAGTCAACTCCAGTACCATCTACATCGACTCCTTCGTGTTGTGGATACGAAAAATTCATGGTGTAATCGGTATTCTGCGCTGCAAAATTTTGTGTTAGACTGGTGTGTCGATGTATATTCCAATTTCCTTTGTCGGGATTATAACCGGGAGAAGTCTGATATCCAACTCCAGTTCGCCTAACATCAAGTGTATTGTCAGCATCTTCTTCTTCTGATGCATTTACTTCCATCATATTATCGACACCAATAACACGGTCATCATTTCGCAAGGCAGTTGCTTGATCTGGAGTCATATTGGCAACAAATATTTGGTCATTAGTCGAAAATTCATCGACAATTTCTGTGACCATGCCATAAAAGTCAAATTGACTTTCTCCTGGTTGCAATGCTATCGTATAAGTATCATTTGTAATTTCCATAATTATCTCCTATATTTTTCTTATTAATTCTGCGAATCAAGAATGGCAAGTCTTGCATTAATGGACGACACAGTATAATCAAGTTTATCCAAAGTTAAAGCTACTCCAACAGAATCCATTAACCTAAGAGGGTCAGAACTATAAAGAGTAATTCCGGCCAATCCAGAAAATACTTGTGTTGCGCCTCTATAATATTTATATCCTACTCCTTCAAGCAACCAGCCCCCTGCAATTCCTCCAGTAGTATCAAAAACCTCGTGTGAAGAAAGTTCAGGATTTCTTCCTTGAACTATTCCGGAGGAGGCCTCTACACCGAAGGAGACAGCAATGTGGTGGGAGTACCACGACCCGCCACGGTCTTCATCTTCGGTCAGATCAGAAATTCCACTCAGAATATAGGAACCAAGGAAGGGGGATTCCACAGTAGAATATGTATGAGAATAGGCCTCGTCGGTTCCAGATTCAGATACCGATGCGGGGATGGTATAAGTCACAGTCCCGGTCGGTGGCGGAGGAGCATCCTGGTACCGCGGGTCTGTCTGCAATATTATCCGGGGATCCCCGAAGGCGGGGGTCGGACCAAAAATATTATAAAGGAGGTATGTCGTTTCAGTATCTATAAGGATATTAGTACCAATATTAGTAATTTTTACTGGAGTTTTATATGTATTACTCGGGCTTGATACAATATATCCTGGATTTCCTCCCCAGTATCCAATCAGGCCATATGTTGACTGCCCATGTGTTCCATATGATCCTCCATCTCCTCCATCTAATTCATACCCTCCTGCGCCGGCGCCTCCTCCTGCAATAATAATTCCTGTGCCTGAGTTTTTAATTCCAATTAAAGGCTGAATTGTGGAAGGATGTTTAACGTGAAACACATCTCCACCATCTCCTCCTGGGCCATAATACAGGACTTGTGGGTTTCGGATCTCTGCGTCAATATTTTCTGTTGATACTTGAAGGGCCTTTGCTCCTCCGGTTCCCCCAAATTTAAATTCACTTCCTATTGTACCAGGATCTCCATATTTAAATTCTCCTAAATCATTTAGGAGGCCTTGGGCCCATCCATCTCCTCCCCATCCAGTTCCGTTATATCCTGTAGAGCCTATCATAGTTTGTTCATTTGGATTTCTTCCTGTTCCTCCTCCGGCGCCGCCTCCGCCCCCGCCATGGGCTGCATCAGAAATATCACCAGCCTTGTCTTTAGTAACCGTTCTTCTAATTCCTACTCCTCCAGAACCGCCTCCTCCTACAATACGAGCAGAATTTTGAATCGAAAGAGAAACCGAATCATTATTATTATTAAAATTCCATTTACTCTCACTAAAATCTAATGTGATAGCCGGAAGAGGAATGTTTGTTATTGGGTCAAATTTATCAGAGCCATAATTTTTTCCTTCATCAAAAACCAAATCAAAATGCATATTTCCATATATTTTTCCCGAAGGATCACGATTGCCTGCAAATGGATCTGTGTCTGGATCTTCTACAGTTCCCACCAAATCATCTGGAAACACAAAATTATTAATTATAGAAGGGTTATCTCTCCTTAACACCTTTCCTTGTTTTCTAGATCCCCAATAGGCATCCCATACATTGACAGATTTTTTCTCGGCCGCTTTGTTGGTTGGAGCTGGGGTTGCGCTTGATGCTCCAGCTCCCATTGCCTGGGCCTGAGACGGAGGAACACTTCCCGTAGAATAAACAACATAGGAAACATAGAAGGTATCCCATGTCTCGTGGCCAACTTCCTCGCCTATATTTTCTGCGACTACCGTTGCTACCGAAGCCAAGGATTCTTTTGATCCTGCTCCACCAAGCCCCATGCTGCCAATCCAATCGCGATGGTCTAAGAAGTCTGCGTGTTGGTGCCCTGGCGGCCACTTAATGGCTGCTCCGTTATATACATTATGCATCGGGGCCCAGGCGGTTCCCCACAGCCCAGTATACCCGGCACCGGGGGTGCCTCCTTGGAGGTCTGTCTGATTCTGGCCGTCTCCTAATATAATATCGTCATAAGTGGGGATAGAGCCTAAGACACTATTTTTTCCTACAATATCTGCTTCGTCAAAATCATGAGTCCCGACGCCTGGGGGAGAACGGGTATAATTGGGAGCGCCCCTATACCAATATTCTGCATTCGTTTCCGCATCCATGATTCCCTGCGTAGCCTCGGCCATGGGGCCCCAGGTCGCGAGAGCGCCAACTTCCCAACCATCTTGGCGGTTATTCGGGTCGCCCCGGGAGAGCAGAGTTCCGCCACCTTCAGGGGAATCGTCGAGGTTATAGTCATGGACACCAACATAGAACGAGTCCGGGGGCGAATTAAGCGAGTAAGACCAAGTAGGGCCCTGGGTATGTGGCGCGTCCGAAAAAAGCACCTTGTATGGTGTCCCTGTCTGCCCCGCTTCATTGGGAAAATTTAAAGGAAGGTATTGACCAACGTAATGGTATCCCTGAAAGGTGGTACTCCTTTCTTCGACGGATGCATCTTCAAAACCAGTCACTCCGAAATTTTCAATATAAGGAGGCTGCATATGAGTATAAAAGGTCAATGTGTCATTTGAAAACGGATTCACAAAGAACTCTGTGGGATGCCCTCCCCATCCATACATATCTCGTTTTCCGTGGTCGGGTTCATTAATGGGCAGAGAAACGTTTTCTCTACTAGAAATGTTGTATATATTCTTAGAAGAAGTAGTATTAAATGCTCCGGCCTCTGGTATTGCCGGAAGTTCTTTAAACAATTTTGCATGAAGCCTATTTTTGACAATTTCATACCATTTGGAATAGTGGGAAGCATCCCAAGAAGCATAAAGCCCTTTAGGAGCAATCATCCACTTTCCCAGCTCGCCGTTGTAGTTGCTATATGTGGCATCGGTCACCCAGAACTTATTAGTATGTGGATGATCTTCTATTGGAAAATTAATATGAGCAAAATCATCAATTGCATTAAAACCAATTCCTTTTTGCACCCCTGCATTCAGTTGAAATGTTCTGTCAACAGGCTGTCTTAGGCCTGCATGAGTTGGAGTCATATAGCCATCTACATGAATATGAGTAGAGTTCGCATAAGGAATAAGCCCGACGACCCCCTGGGCATTTGTAAGCGCCAGAGAGAGTAGTTTAGAATTTGTGCTAATTTTTTCTTCGGCTATTTCTGCGGATGCAAATCCAAATTTATGAGCAATGGCGTCTGCATCTCCTCCAAAAAAATCCATGAGAGATTCCCAACTATATTCCTCTTGGGTTCCCCTGTATTCTTCGGCTCCAAGCCCTCCCCATTTTAGGCGCATCCAATTGCTGTCCATATGGACAATTTGTTGTGAATTGGCAGAGCCGGAATTATAGGCAGCATAATCAATGTCACTCCAACTTCCGCCATCCCCTGTTGTTTTTGTGTTTGCATACCAAGGATGAAACGTAGGCCCTATCGTATCCGTATGTGGATTAAGGTAAGTTCCGTCTGTCCCGATGGCAAACCGTAATGCGACCTCTGGAATTTCTCCGTCTGGAAGAGGGGTATCAATAGCAATAGTGTGCGACCCTGTATCTAAATAATTTCCTTGTTTTGTTCTTACTTTTGCCCCATGTGATAATGCCGCACCACCTTGAAACGCCCCCATAGCGGCAGCCCAAGGGTCTTGACCAAATAGATTATTTGCGACGGCAGTTAGGCTGGCTGGCCTGCCCGTATCAACCGTAAAGGTATGTGCCGCAGAAATCAACCATTCATTCCAATCCTCTTGTTCATATAAATTCATGATATTAAGGCTGGTCGGGGACGAGTCACTTGGCCTTGTTCCTATGGTGTTCCCTCTCGGAGAAAAAGCCTTTCGCTTACAGGTGATCTTGAACGTCCCTGTCTGGATAATCTGAAGAGTGGCGTGAGGTTCACTTGAATCGAACATCAAGTTTCCAAACTGGGCGTGTTCGGGGTGCATGACATTTGCCCCTATCTGAGAAACAAAAAGCCCAGAACCAATATCACTATTTGCGTGTTCCCCTATGACGACTCTATCTAGAGGCATATATTTTATACTCCTTTGACTCTATATAGGGTCCATGCAACAAGATGTTCTTTGTATGGAGAACCATTTGTAAAAACAATGTCAACGGTATCGGATGCGGGCGTCAACGTACTGACATCTGTGTATGACCCTCCATTGTAGTCAGAAAGGATGTGTGTGTTATTTGCCCATGTTGCAGTATTGGCTTTAGTTTCGGTGAGTTCAACCAGACTGTATGGGTTATGAATTGGTCCGTTAGGTAATGCGCTATCATCAGTCCCCCAATATGTTCCAGAGTCCACAATGCAAACTCTTCTTTCTGGCGTTCCGGCATCGGCAATGAATAAAAGTTTTGATCCCTCAGGCCCGGGCCCGGCAGCACCTTCGGGCGACCATGCCGGACTTGAGCAATTCAGATAGGAGGGACTTACCTGACGAGGAACTATTCCTAATGGCGAATACTGGTTTGGCGCAGTAACATCATCAATTATCATAATTCTTCCAAGGGAATCATCTGCAATACCTTTTACAACAAATGCAATGGCATATGATCGCCAAGCCTCGCCGCCCTCTACGGCTTCCCCGCCGGTAGATGGCCCATTTCGGACATCAGATATAGTTTCATCTGCTCCGGCTGACCACAAGGTATGAGTTGGTTCGGTGATAGAATTGTAGATAGCATTGGCAAGTTTATTGGGGCGATGGGTTATTATGGCATCGTCTTCTACTGTTTGGAGAAATTGGTTTTGTATGATCTGATTATATCCACTCTTGACATATAGAATTTTATTTGCCGCGTCAACGCCGGACGAGAGGCGAGAAAAATTAGGATGTAAATTTGTATGTTTTGTACTTCGCTTTGTTATTGTTCCTCCGGGCAGATTCTTAGAATAAATAAATATATCATCCGGGGCGGCCGCTTCTGCACCTGACCACACAATTGGTAGGGCAGTAATTAGCCCTGCCTGGCCGACCACTTTCCAACTTGGGCTGTGATTGTTTATTTTGCCATCTGATGGGCTAACATAGGTGGCGACCATTGCTCCTTCTGAATCTGTCATAAAAATATGACTGGTATTGCTCCATAAAATATTATTTGACTCATGACCGCCTCTCCCGTTATCAACAATAGGCTCGGCTCTTCCGTCTGTTCCTACAGTAGAAAGAGAAACCGGGGTCTGTGGAATAATCTTTGTGGAGCTTTTCAATGTTCTTGCAGTCAAAGAATATCCATGAGTAATCCCTGTATTTGCAGGATTAGACAAATTAAGATGATCTAAATTCAAATAAGGAGGAACTACGGCATAATTATCTGTCGAAGGAACGTTCCAATCGTCTGGATATGCTGTTGGATGTAAATTTGAAGTAGAAGTTAATGAATTCCACCTAACTAAAACAGTTGCATTTTCTTCTTCAAAAGGAACTTTAACATCAGTTTCTATTATTTTAATATAAGGAGTTACTGTTCCATCATCCCCAATAGTAGCCGTTGGAATTGTAATTGGAGTATCAGACTTTCTTAATACCTGCATGAAGTCAGGAGCAGATGAATCAAATAACATATCTCCAGGGTCGGCCCCCCCTTCAATATCAACTCCCGGCTTTGATATAAACAGTCCAGATTTTTCGATTCGCATTGATATTTTCACATCTTTAAAAAATGTGCCTTGAAGTGCATTAGGTTCTGCCCAGGCAAAGCCATCGTCCATATCTTGCACAAAAACAAGATTATATTTTGTTCCAACAACAAAAGGATCTCCTTCTATAAGAGGAACAACATAGGTATTGGTGGCGACGGAGCTGAACACGGTGGTCACAGAAGGAAAGGCCCTGTGATAAGGATTTGGCATGGTTCCTATGTCATCATCCCCACCAAACTGAAGAAAGTGTGAGGCTAACTTTGCGGGATCATTAAACCATGTTCCATCTGTATTGGCCACAGGAACAAATGCAATTCCTTGAAAATTTCCATTGGCGGTAGTCGTTCCATCAACATTATATATCCCTTGAGAATAAAGTAATGAAATTTGCATCCCGGATTCATATGTAAACTCAAGTTTATGGCGCTTCCATGCATTTCCAAAAAGATCGACGCCCAGGGTGAAGTCGCCGAAGCGATGCCAAATGCTCGTATAATCGTCAGGCGGATGTGAAACCCAATTGTTCTCGACATCAACATTTCCGTCCTGTCCTCCTGTGCCTTGGGCTCCCATGGCGCCCGTGGGCGCGTCGTCATTCATTGTAGCAAAAAATTGATCGGAACTAAACACTAATAAAGCTAATGTATTTGTCGAATCAACATAATTTCCTATAATTGTTCTGGCGGCCATTGTCTATGTGTACTCCGGGAATGACACAGGAACACGCAGCACCCAGTATTTGTATGTCGGTGGCTTGGAGAAATCGGAATCATATTCAACGTCTTCAGGATATAGATCAGAG